TCTTGAAAGTCAAACAAGTTGACATTGAGATCTTCTGCATCAAATCCCCCATAGACGTCCGTGACGGACTTGCGCTTTAAAAATTCCTCGTACATGTGCTGGCTCTCCTGTTGACGGTAGCGTCATTATCGGTTTATAGTTGCCCCGTAGTCAAACACTTTTTAGGAGAAATAAATGATGCAAGTCACAGTTAACCCCGCTGGCCTGACGCAAGCGCAGCGCGAAGCGGTCGCCGGCTTTATCCTGGCCTATCCGTCCAAGGCGTGCGCCGGCACTTGCCACGACCACGCCGTCGCGGAGATTCCGGCATTTATCCATAAAGACACGGCCGACGCCGGTCTTGTTGAGATTGGCCGCGCACTTGACCCGGAGATTGCCGCCCTTGTCAAAGACGACGGCGAGTTCCAAGCGTCCGTCGCTTTCGGCTCCCACGGTTCGCCGGCACTTGACGCGGACGCCGCCAAACTGAATGCCGTTTTCGGCCAAGGTGCCGCCGGTCCCACTATTGGCGACGTCGGCCTTGCCCCGGTCGCAGCCTTCGGAGTGCCCCCCGTCCCTTTGGGGGTGTCGGTCCCTTTGGCCGTTTCCACCCCCGCAATTGCGGCGGGCTCTATCGTTGCCCCGCCACCCCCGGCGAATACTGCCCCGATTACGACGACGCCTGGCGTTGCCTCTTCGGTCGCCCCTGCAAGTTTGACCGCATCTAACTCGGGTGTCGATTTGGACGCCAATGGCATGCCTTGGGACAACCGCATTCATGCGGAAAGCAAGGGTAAGATTGCCGACGGAACCTGGCGCAAAAAGCGCAATCTCGACCCTGCTGTGCTGGCCCAAGTTGAAGCCGAATTGCGCCAGGTCATGGGGGCGCCGGGCGTTGCCCCTTTGGCCCCCTCGACTGCGCCTATCGCTCCGACCCCTCCCCTTGCTCCGGCCGCCCCGGTTACTGCGAACTTGCCGACCGCTTCCGTATCTCAAGTCGTTGCCGCCCCCTTGCCGCCGGCTGTAACCCCAGCCCCCGCCGCTGGTGAAGTGCCGGCGGACGCCCGCGCCCAATTCGTTGCGCTGGTTGGTCGTGCGTCCGCCGCTATCCAGGGCCAGAAGGTCACACAAGCCGAAGTGAACCAATGCTGCGTTAATGCTGGCGTGCCGGCCCTCCCGCTCTTGGCGAACCGCCTTGACTTGGTCGCCATGGTTGCGGCGCAAGTTGACGCCCTGATTGCTTCCCGGCAATGAGCGGCGCCCATTCAATCCTTCCGCCCTCCGGGGCGGGGGCTTGGAAATTGTGCGGCCTTTGGGTCGCCATGAACCAGGCTTACCCGCAACCGGACACGCCGGAGAGTTTGGAAGGTAACGCGGCCCATTGGGTCTTTGCTGAAATGCTGGCGGGGCGTCCGGTGCTTGAAGGCATGCAAGCCCCCAATGGCGTTTTCATTACCGACGAAATGATCGAAGGTGGGGAACTTGTGGTCGACACGGTTCGCGCCCGCATGCCGGTTGAACGCTTCGGGGCGCCGCGGGTTGAAGAGCCCGTCGCCATTCCGCGCATTCACGCGCAATGCTGGGGCACGCCGGACATTTGGGCATTCTCCGCGTCGCCGCTGGTGCTGGAAGTGGTCGACTATAAATTCGGGCATCGCTTCGTGGACGAATATGAAAACGACCAGGGCGTGGCGTACATTGCCGGAATCGTTGACGTGCTGGCCGCGAAGTTCGGAGAGGGTCCGGGCCTGTTCGACCAACGGTTAAAAGTTAATTTCACCGTCATTCAACCACGATGCTTCTACAAAGGGTCGCCGGTTCGCACTTGGTCGGTGCAGGCTTCGGACCTTCGCGCCCACATTAACCAGCTTGCCAACGCGGCCGGGGTCGCCCTGGCGCCAAATCCGCCAGCCGTGACAAATCCAGAATGCCGCGATTGCCCGGGCCGTCATGCGTGCCCAGCGTTGCAGCAAGCCGCCTATGCCGACGCGGAATTCTCGACACGCTCAAGCCCCGTGGAATTGCCGCCGGCCGCGGCAAGCCTTGAATTGAAGATGCTGGAACGGTCCTTAGAGCGGCTACAAGCCCGCGTCGAGGGCATGCGGGAAGCCGTGGCGGCGTATATTCGGCAAGGGCATCAAACCCCCTGGCACCGTGCGGAACAGGGCTACGGTCGCCAGCAATGGACCATGCCCGTCGACCAAGTGTTGGCAATGGGTTCGCTCATGGGCGTCGACCTTTCCAAGCCTGGCGTTAAAACGCCGAAACAAGCGATTAAGTCGGGTGTTGACGAAGCTGTCATTAAGGCTTACAGTATCACTCCATTGGGGTCGCTAAAACTGATTTCCGATAATCCCGCCGATGCGCGCCGGGTATTCGGTACAACTTTTTAATGGAAGGGTTCAATTTATGAAAGTGTCACAGGATGCACGTAATCGCGGTTATATGACGACTGCCGAATTCGCAAAATTGATTGCTCGCAATCCGCAAACGATTAGAAAGGTGCTATGTGAAACAAAGTCGGCGTATGGTGTAATTCCCGTAAAACTAAATAACAGGCTGTTGTGGCCGACAGCCGAAGTTTGCAAATTGTTGCCGAACATTACCGACAACGAAATTTTTTCGGAGGAAAGAAGCCCCGAAGGATTTATATATTCAAAAGCTTTATTGGACAAGACCATTATTCAGTTGGACATTTTAAGCAACATTTTCGACGAATTTGGAGTAACTAAATTGCGAGATGGATTCGATTACCATTTACCCGAACGTTTAATACTTTTCTCAGCTAAACAGGAGCAAAAATAATGGCACAACGTATCAACATCACTTCCCCGGTCGGCCGCATTGTCATGGGGTCGCTGTATGACCCCAGCACCACGGACGCCGAAGGCAAACCGCTGGTCGTCAAGACCGGCCCTAATGCAGGCCAGCCCCGCGTTAACTACTTCTTCGCCCTGGCTATCCCCAAGGGCGCGGAACCGCATTGGGCGCATACGCCTTGGGGGCAACAAATATGGAACGTCGGCAATCAGGCTTTCCCGAACGCCGCCCAATCCCCGGCCTTCGCGTGGAAGATCGAAGACGGCGACAGCCAGATTCCGAACAAGAAAGGTCGCAAGCCTTGCGAAAATGAAGGCTGGCGCGGTCACTGGATTCTGAAATTCTCCGGCGGCTTCGCTCCGAAGGTATACCAGCAGGAAGGCGCCGGTTACGTGCAAGTTATGCAAAAAGACTTCTGCAAACCGGGCTACTTCGTGGAGGTTGCATTTAGCGTCGACGGCAACGGTTCGCAAAGCCAGCCGGGCGTCTACATCAATCATTCAATGGTTTGCTTCCGCGCCTATGGCCCTGAAATTTCCTTTGGTCCCGACGTTGCTTCCGCTGGTTTCGGCCAATCGGCTTTGCCCGCTGGCGCCAGCATGACCCCGCCGGCTGGCGCAATCCCGATGCCCCAGGCCCCCGCCGGTGTCCCGCAAATGCCGGGAGTACCTGGCGCCCCTTTGGTCCCTGCGAATGTTGCTTACGCCCCGCCCGCTGGTGTACCACAAGTTCCGGGCGCTCCGGCTGGTTCATCTGCGACGACTGCGTACCATTCTAGCCCGGCGCCGATACCCGTTATGCCTAATACGGGTTTCGTACAGGTTCCCCCGCCGGCTCCGGCTCCGATGGCACCTCCGCCCGCTCCGGTAATTCCTGTGCGCCAAATGACGGCCGCGGCGCAAGGCGTGACCTATGAAGCCTACGTCGCCGCCGGCTGGTCCGACGCGCAACTGGTGCAAAACGGCCTCATGCTGGCTTAATGCAACCGCCTGGCCCTTCGGGGCCGGGCGCTCTTGGAGAACATTAGAATGAAAGTTGAATTTAATTTACGAGGGGATTTGCGCATTTCTCCTGAAAATTCCACCGAACGCTATGCGCTGAAAGCATGGGCGGAAGGCAAAAAGGCTGGAAAAATATCGGGGCGTTTTATCATCGACGTGACGCCGCCGCCAATGCCACCGAGCATGCCCACAAGCTCTGAACATGTCACTGAATTTTGATTGAATGCCGTGCAACCGCTCATTTTCCCAAAGTGCTTTGCTGATAACTGATGATCGCCCCACCGCCCCCGCCGGCCGCAGCATCCCGCCCCGTGGCCTTCTACGATACGGAATGTTTCCCGAATTACTGGCTGTTGAAGTTCCGCCCCCGTGGCGGCCAAGCGTATGGCTTCCGGCTCCGTGCCGGTCAAAGTTTCAGCGACGCCGAAGTGGCCCGCATGCGCTTGCTGTTTGAAGCCTATACGGTCGTCAGTTTCAACGGCAACTATTACGACGTGCCCATGATTACGTCGGCCCTCATGGGCTACACCGCGGAGCAATTGAAATGGCTTAACGACCGCATCATCGTGGACAAGGTGAAGCCTTGGGAACTTGGCTTGCCGGAGTGGTCCCCGGCGGACCATGTCGACATTATGGAAGTCATCCCCGGCGCCGGCTCCCAAAAGCTATTTGCCGGCCGCATTCATTACAAAACAATGCGCGACCTTCCCTATGAGCCCGACCACTATCTCAGCGAACCGGAAATAGTGGAAGTCGACACGTATTGCGAAAACGATTTAGGCCAACTGGAAGCCCTATACGACGCCGTCGCTCCGCAAATTCGCATGCGCGAAGCGTTGAGCAAACGGTATGGCTTGGACCTTCGGAGCAAGTCCGATGCCCAGGTCGCGGAAGCGGTATTGAAGCGCCGTTGCGAACAGGCCATAGGGCAACGGATATTCAAACCAAATATTGATTGGGGGCTTAAATTCCGCTTCAAGGTGCCGGAGTTTATCGCCTACCAGTCGCCACAGTTGCAACACGCCTTAGAAATGGTCCGGGCGTCCGTCTTCACAATCAACCCGCCAAAAAGCATGTACGGCGGCGGGGGTGACGATGTAAAGGGTAAGTGCGTTCCGTTGCCCCCACAGCTTGAAGGCTTGACCGTTACCATTGGGCAAACGACCTATAAACTTGGCATTGGGGGTTTGCACTCCCAGGAAAAGAGCGTCGCATTTATCAGCGACGAAAATTACCAAATCCGCATGCCGGACGTCGCCAGCTATTACCCTGCGCTAATCATCAATTCCGGCGAAGTGCCGGCGGCTCTTGGTGCCGCGTTTGCAGAAGAGTATTCGCAAATCAGAGCTGCGCGAATTCTTGCCAAACATACCGCAAAGGATGTAAAACTAAAACTTGCCGAATTGAAGAAAGAACTCGATGCTCGCGAATGTTCCTGACCTCAAATTCGATGATGCTGACAAAAAGCATCCTCTATATAACACATGGTTCCACATGATTTTACGATGCTACGTACCGATGTCCCCTGGCTTTTCAGGGTACGGCCCCCGCGGTATAGCAGTGTGTGATCGTTGGTTCACCTTTAAACTTTTTGCATTGGATATGGGCGGAAAACGGAGAGCGGGTTTGTCAATAGATCGCATTGACAACGACAAGGGCTATTCCCCCGAAAATTGTCAATGGGCGTCACATTCGCAACAAATGTTCAATCGAAGAAAATTCAATAGCAACACCACTGGAGGAACTGGCATAACAAAAATTCAAGATCGTTTTGAAGCTCGATTTCATTCGAACGGAACGCGGTACAGATTGGGAAGATTTGCCACTTTTGAAGAAGCAGAAATGGCTCGTGACGCTTTCATCGAAGCATTCAAGCAAAATCCAGATGACGCGATAAAAACGATTTCAGAACCTACCGTGTGGTGTACAAGCGGAACAAAAATAAGAGGGATTTCTGCTCATAAAGATGGCGGGTTTGTTGTTCGAGTTACCGTTGCTGGCGAAAGAAAATACGTCGGTTATTTTCAAACTTTAGAGGACGCTATTGATGCGCGACGTCAATACGATTAGGGCGGAAATTGCCGCACTTGAGTCACAGTTGCTTGAATTGAATACTGATGACGGTGGTATGAAGATTCAATTAAATGGCTCGTTCGGGAAAACCGGGAGCCCGTACAGCGTACTTTTTGCGCCGGAAATGTTGATTCAAACAACCGTTAGCGGCCAGCTTTCAATTTTGATGCTGATTGAATGGCTTGAACATTACGGCATTCCAGTCGTGTCGGCCAATACCGACGGCATTGTTATCAAGTGCCCGCGCCACCTTATCCCGACTTCGGATTGGTTGATTCATGAATGGGAAAAGCGTACCGGCTTGACCATGGAAACGGAAGATTACGTCGCCCTTTATGCCCGGGACGTGAACGCCTATTTTGCAATCAAGACCCCGGACGATATTAAGCGCAAAGGGGAATATGCAAAAGCAAGTTTGATTATGAAGAAGTCCCCCGACACGGAGATTTGTAGCGATGCCGTGGCCGCCTACCTGGCCGAAGGCGTCCCGCTGCTTTATACAATTTCGGCATGCCGTGACCTAACCAAATTCGTCACGATCCAGAACGTGTCCGGCGGTGCTAACAAAATGTGGGGCGAAGGGCCGCGCAAGGGCGCCGGGGTCATGGACATGGTCGGCACCCTGGCCGCCAACGGTTGGACCAAAGAGGGCCGCAAGTGGCGCAAGGGTGACAGCGTGACGGACGCGGCTACAGCGTACCAAAGTTGCTTTGCCCAGCAAACGCCGGAGTATTTGGGCAAGGTTATCCGCTGGTACTACGGCACGCGGAGCCCTGGCCCCATCGTCTACGCCACGAATGGCAACCTTGTCGGCGGGAGCTACGGGGCGACGCCTTGTATGACGTTGCCGGACGAATTCCCGGACGATATCGACTATGCGTGGTACGTCGGCAAGGCCGAAGCGATGCTTAAAGATATCGGCTTTTATCAGTTGACATAGATAAATTATTTAGCTATAGTTCGGACATACCAACCAACCGGAGATTTAAACGTGATTACTGTAAAAACTCAATCTATCAAAGCTGCATGCGGCATGGCCGCAACCAAAGACGTGCGCTATTATTTGGTCGGCGTACAAATCCTTGTGCGCGACGACGGTGCCGTGCATGTTCGCGCTACCGACGGATATTTGGTGTTCGACGATTTAATGCCTGAAAAATCAGCATTCGCTCCGGCCGACTTTATCATTCCGTTGGATATTGCAAAACTGATTGCCAAAAGCAAAGCGTCGACTGTCGAAATTACTATAGGCTCCGATGGCAGATTCGAGTGCGCAGGGCAAATTTTCAAACCGCTCGACGGGAAGTTTCCCGACTGTGACCGAGTTCTGCCGACCCGCGACAGTCAATTCGATGCCGCCGTAAATCAATATAACGCTGAACTGCTGGCGCGGTGCCAAACCGCCATGCGGATTGCCACGGGTTTGAACAAAGCATTCTTCAAGATGCAGAACTCCCCATACGGACTCATGCACCGTGAGAACGACACGTATCCGCGGTGCGCTGTGATGCCGTTGCGCGACTGTGCTTTTTTGGACAATTAAGAGCCCACACCATGCGCGTAATTCTCTTAATCCTGGCCGCCTATGCTTTTGCAGCGTGGAGCGACGCCCAGGCCGGCGACAATTCATGTTTGCAAGGGGTCCGCGTGGCCCGCGAAGCCTATATGCTTGTCACTCTCGACCCCGCCAATCCACCTTTGCCGGCGTATCGGGCGGCCATGGAATACCGGATGAAGCGGCAACCGTTCCCAGCAAACCGGGAGCATGCCGCAAACGCCTTGATTTACATTATTACCCGCCTGAAAAATGCCGACATGGTTCCTTTTGAGGAATGGCAAGTCGATTGGGCGGCCCAGGAATACATTACAAAGGAGTGCGACAAATGACTTGTCCGCACGTCGGGAGCGGTTACAACGCCCCGGAAGGGGAATGCTTGGGATTTTGTTTAAACAAGGGGTACGAAGTGCAATACAAGACTGGAACGAAACTTACCGACCGGGAGTCCGGCGCCGTGTTTGTGGTCAGCGGGTCCAATGCGGAGGAAACGCAATACCAGGGCGCCAGCGGCCGGGGAACCGTCAAGACCTCCGAAGTCGCGGCGTTATTTGAAGTCGACGGGGGGCCGTTTCAAACCGTGGCCGAAACCTTGTCGGCGCTGGATACCCAAGTCGGCGGGGACCATTACAAGAAGCTTGGCGCCTATCAACCGTGGGAGGTTTTGCGCCGCTGGTTGACGCCCGAAGAATTCCGCGGGTACATGAAGGGCACCGCTATTGCGTACCTGGCCCGGGAGCAAGACAAGGGGGGCATGCTGGATATCAAGAAAGCTGGCCACACGCTGCGGGGCCTTGTCGAACTGTTGGAGTCTGAATAATGGCTGCCCGCGAATCCGCCGCAATGGTCAAGGCCCGCGAGATGGTGACGGAACAGGGCGTAACGCCCTACGCCGCCGCGCAAAAGGTTGGCTTGACCCGCTCCGCAATCTACATGGCCCCTTGGTACAAGGCTTGGAAGGCGACCCAAAAATGACTTTATTGCTTCTTTGGTTGCTGGCGGGCGTCGTGGTTGCCCAGATTTTCAGAATTAACCCGCCATGAAGCGCCACAATTGCCAGGCACGCCAGTACGGCGACCAAATGCGTTGCGTTCCGTGCGGCCTTGTTTGGGACATGAACGACCCGGAGCCGCCGGAGTGCCGCAAGAATATCAAGCGGGCCGCGGCCAAGGTCGCCAAGTTTGAGGAAGAAGCGGCCCCCCTCAAGTCCAAGGAGCCCCGCCGGTTTCCGGTCATGCTCCCGGAAGAAGTGGCCGTCGAAATGGTCAAGACCTACCAGGCGAACGCCCGGGACGGACTCAAGGGGCAAATTGCCGGCATGCAGGCGGCTTACCGTTTATTTTTGGATAGGGTGGAACTATGAAGACGACCGTCGTACTGCTGGCCCTGCTGGGGCTATTCGGGCTTACTGGCGCTATGGATTACGAAGACCAGCAAGCCGAACAGGAACGCTATTGCGAAATGGTCAAGGCGGGTTTTTGGCCCGACTTCAATGGGACGTATCGGGACGAATGCCAGCAGCCCAAGAGCGGGCCACGTTGAGCCCTACGGCGTCCGCGCTGCCTTGGTCAACGAGTCCTTGAATTGCTGAATCAAAATCTCGTATCGTTCGCTCAAGCTCGGCCCGGTCGAAACAGGCAAGGTCAACACGTCGGGAGCCGGCGGGGGCGGCGGGCACGAAACGGATACTGGCACGGGCGTCGCGCATGCGCTTAACGTCAGCATTAAGGCCGGCAATAGTTGTTTGATAGTCATGGTCGGAACTCTCCTTTTTCCGTTTGTCTTCGGCGGCCTTGGCGTCCGCCAGCTTCTTTGCGGCTTCCCCTTGGGCCTTGGTTGTGGCAACGAACGCTTGCACGGCGTCAAGGCGTAGCCCTTGGACCCACCAGGCGCCCCCGGCGCCGGATGATAGCCCAAGCGCGAACAAGGCCGCCAGTGCCCAGGGATTGCCGACAATCAGCTTCCACATGGTCAAGCCTCTTTTCGGCCGGTAAGTGCCGTGGTGGTGATTACGCGCAAAATTGCATTGACCACGGGTAGACCGACCGCAATGATGGCGTAAAAGTTGCCGGGCAAATAGGGTTGCAAAAGTCCGGTGCCAGCTTCCAGCGCCACCAGGGCGGCGGCAATGGCGTTGATGATGATGGTTTTTGACGTGTACCAGGGTTTCACGGGTAATCCTTCCAAGGCAATTGATAATGCGGGCCGTCCTTGAAGATCTTCCAATCGCCGCCCCATTCAATCGGCACGGCCAATTCCTTTGCTGCCTGTTTGACGGCCGCGGCAATCTTGTAATAAAGCGGCCAATCCCAGCGGACTTCCCCACCAACAAATGCGCCAAGGTCGACCGCGTGGCCGGTCAGGTGCCGACTTTTAAGCGTTGTCGATGCGCCGGACTTCAATAGATCTCGCTGGCGCTGAATGGTCCGCAAACCTTCCAGCACCGTGAAGTCGACCTGCGTTATTTGAATGGCACGCTCAACCACTTTGACCAGATCGGGGTGAACGCCGGCAAGCCGCTGGCGGGAGCGTTCGCCAAGTGCGTAACTCATGGTCAATGACCATTTACGATGGAAGAAACAATGCCGGCCCAAAGTGCGGCAAGCATGGCGGTTGCAACTACGCCGATAATCGTCAACATGCCTTTGTCGGCGGCCCGGCGCATGGAAGCCCCGAAGCGGAGATTTTCGCGGAACTCTTCGACTTCCTTGGGGACGTCAACGTCGACCCCCAATATCGCAAAAACTTTGCGCACGGCATCTTCCGCGGCTTGTTGGACTTGTGGGCAATGGTCAATGCTCTCGTTGCACCCTTGTTTTTCTTCCGGCATGATTTTTACTCGGGGTTATAGTTGGCCGGCAATTTCTCCCCTTCGTCGGGTTCAACCGATTGCCGGCAATGATTCGGTTGTATTTTGTCCAGCAATCGACATAGGATGCAGCCCCAGCGTCGCCCGCGTGTGGCCGCCTTATATGCTCGACTGCTGATTGTTTCGTCTTCATGCCCACCAAAGGCGGTATTGGCAAGCTGGTCGTATGACACGGCCAGCCGCCAGGCCCGCGGGGAGCCCGCCAGCAGGGCACAAAGCATCCAGACGGCCGCGACTACATGTGCAACCTGGCAAAGCGCCCACAGGGCTAGCAGGGCGGCCCGCTGTTTCATAACGTTGCTGCCTTTATGAAAAGGGCGTCAAGCTGTTCGCTGGTCAAACCAAGCGCCGTCGATGCACCTTGCAAAATAGGATCGTTCCGTCGCCAGGTTTGCGCCCGGTTGACGAATGCCCGTTCCGCAAACGTGCGGTCGGGAGAGGTTGCCCATGTTTCGTATGCGTCAGCCATACCGAAAGCATCAATAGCAAGCAATCCTTGCAATGGCTCTACTGCGTCAGGAACTACAGGGCCGCTTGGTGCTGGTGCTAACCATTCGCCCGCGCCATTGCGTGACCACATAATTTCAACCTCGTCCGGGACTTGCACGAAAAGCGAGGCGTATTCCTGGCTAAATATCCCCGCCGGGTCGACGCGCACTACATCGACCGCCGTGTCATTTACAATATATGCGTATTTCATTCATTAGCCTCTTACCAGAAAATCGCAATGCAACCCGGGCCGCCCGTGCCTGCGGCGCCGCCGGCAGACGCCGTCGAACTGCCGCCACCGCCACCGCCACCGTATCCAGCATTTCCGCCAGGGAAAGTCGCAGCGTGATACCCACCACCGGCACCGCCGCCGAAGATCGACCGCCCGTCCTTAGCGCCAGTTGAATAATTTTCGGCGCGGGGGCCAGCGCCCCCGCCATAACCTGGCGCAAGTTGTAGTGTACCGCCGTACCCCCCTGTGCCGTCAGCTACCGTGTATTGTTGCTTTTGTAGTGCGCTATTGCAGGGTGCAAGCAATGGGTCGGTGTACGCGGTGAATTGTGTTCGTCCAGGAGCGTAGTTATTGGACATGACTCCACCGGCCGCGCTCGGGCCGCCCGTCGCACTGCCGCCGGTCCCGGCGCCATAACCGGTGCCAGAACTAGCAATCCCATCACCGCCCCAGCCGCCGCCGCCACCCGCCGTCGACGCCGAGGATGTTGAGCCGCCATTTCCACCCGTACCGAGGGGCGACCCGCTTGCCCCGCCTCCCGCGCCACCTGTGGGCAATTCAAATCCTGTCCCGCCATTACCGCCGGTTGCCGTGCCGCCATTAGTTACACTGGCGTGCTTCGCGCCAGTTCCCGGAGCAGTTTTCCCGACCCCGGCCGTCGCGTTGAGGAAAGGTAGTGCCCCAAATTGCGCCTTCGTGGAATCAATCGTACACGCGATGACATCGCCCGGATTTACCGCTATCTCGCCCCAGGCACAACCGCCGCCCGACCCGCCGTTGCCGCTGGCACCGTTTGTAACGCCTGCCGTCCCTGGCGCTCCGGGGCCGATTGCATAGGCGCGAATTTTGTAGATTCCGGCCGGCACCGTAAAATTTCCTGTTTCCGTAATAAGTGATTTGTTTGTCCATTTTGGGCCGGCTTGCGCAACTGCGCCGACCGCATTAGTCACAAATTCAGTCGTCGCCAGATGCTTTGTCGAATCCCCAGCAGCCCGGGTTTGAGAACTATGTAAATCGTAATCCACAATTCCCGCACCATCGCCATAAAGCGTCGACGCTTTACCTTGAAATACCGGAACGCCCGAACCGCCAATAGGCAAAACATTGACCGCAAAATTTCCGGTCGTGTTGTTGATTACGGTCCATCGTCCTAGTTTGGCAGGAACCGTAATTGTGGCGTCAGCAACAAGCGTACCCGTTACGGTAATAAATTGCGCCAATGCTTGAATTGCTGAAAGCGATGTATTTCCGCCGGTCGTATTGACGGTGATATTTGAAAAAGCGGGGCCGCCAAACGGAAGCCATTGAACGCCAATGCTTGACGGTGTTGCATTGAAGTCGACCGTATTGTTATTTACGGCGCTTACGTAGCTGGCGACCCCTGCGTTATCCTGAATTACCATACCAGCAGGGTAGCCGCCTATTGCCGTAACCAAAGCTGAATCAAATTGATATTGACCGCCCGCGTTGACCCATAGCGTATGCGAGGTAATGTCGTACAGAATACCGTTAAAATCCTTGCCTTCTGGCGGAATACCCCCGGCAGTAATCGGAAGCATGGTCGGCGGCGGAAAGCCGTCGGTAAATGACGCTTTGCCCGTCCCCGTAGATGCCACAGGGATGGCATTTTTAGCGCCAGTATCCGCAAACGGCTTTTGAATATTTGTCGGTCGGCTGATTGTCATGGATAGCTCACGTAAAAAGTGCCCTGGTCGAATGGTTGCAAATGGATTGCTTCCTGAAAACCGAAGGTGTTTGGCACGTCGACTTGAAAGATATTAACCAGCACGCCAGCCGGGCGCGGGGCGACCCCGGTTGTCGTAAGTATCACATACTCAAACGGTTTAAGGAAGAACTCGAAAGTGAACGCCATTGTCATAGCGCCCGTGTCGCGCACATACGAACGGCCACGTGTGGAAAACAAATTTGTTAAAAGTTGATTTAATCCGGTCGCGGTGCAATTTGTGATGTTCGCCAACGCCTTTACCAGAATGACAAGGCGGTATTCATCGTCCGTCATGGAATAGACCCCGGAAGTGAACGAATACATTCCGGGGTTAGGCGTGTCCGCCGGAACGTTTATTTCTCGCTCTACGTCAACTATTCGCCCCCAAATATCCAGGCCGAACCCTTGCGCCGTTTCAACATTCCATACATACGAATAAAAATTATCGAAGTCGGCGCGGGGGTCAATGTACGTGTTCATGTTGCGGACCAATTGAGTAATGGTCGCGCTGTTTCCGTACTGGCTAATTATGGTTTCTTCGACTTTTATCATATCAAAGTGACCGAAATGTCAGCCGCGGATAAAGTTGGTTTTTGGTCAATCCCGACCGGAACTTGCGTCAATGTGGCCGTCGTGGTCCCTATTAGGATATCCAGCAGCGCCACATTTGGTGCACAGGTTGCCACCGCCCCATAGTATCGACTAGATAAAATAACGGACCCGATGCGCTCTCGAACCGTGCCGTCGGTGCCGTTGAATCTCGCAATAATGGCGTTTTTAACAAGTGTTGCGATATTCAACGGAAGCAGCGGGTCGTTGACCAGGCGTACCGCAAATTTTACCGCCAAAGCCGACGGTCGCTCAAACTTGACGGTATATGATGGCTGGGGGTAGCTGTACCCGCTCGCATCCGTGACCGTCACGGACGTGTTCCCGTTGTAGTCACAGCCGACGTCTTTCTTGCCCCAAATGGCCGCCGCAACGTCCGCGTCAAGACCTCCAACGGCGGCCACATAGACAGAATGTGCGCCGACCGGGTAATCCGTCGCCCCCGTGTTTACCGTGCTGTTCGTCGGGTTGTCAATGACGTAGCAATCCAGCACGTCGTCCACATCGAACACGGCGGCATAAATTGCGTTCGGCGTGCTTCGCCCATTCAAGGCGACCGAATTCTTCCGGCGCAACTCGAAGTCGGTTCGGTTTTCTACGTCATGCCCCATCGTACCGTCGGCCGCGTTCGTGATGGTGTCCCATCCCGATATCGCTTGGTAGACCTGAATCAGCGTGCCCGCGGCGCACGGAATAGGGCCGGTCGCAACGTTCTGGAATTCCTGGTCGACCGTACCGCCCGCGCCGATGGCTGCTGCGCCCGTGCTGGCGTAGGTGTTGCCGCTGGTATCTTGGGCCAGGGTGCCGGCCGGAACAACCGTGCCCGGGGCGCCGCCAAGTGTGGCCGTGACCGACGTCGACGTGGCCGGCTTGCGGGTCAAAAAGTAAATGCGGCCGATGGCGTCTTGAAAGCGGCCGTCGGAATATTGCGGGTCGACCTGATTCACGATCAAGGCAACTTCGTTGTTTTTGTCCCCAATGACGGCGGTTTGACTGGAAGCCAATTGCCCTTGCGGCGTTTCAAGCGCCGGATTCAGGCCGCCGCCGAAGGCCGCGTCGATATCCGATTGAACGCCAGACAAAACGGCAATTTCCGTAGGCAAGACGACGCCGGCTGGGGTGAACTGAATCGTCGGAACGCTAGAACTGTACGGCATTGGCGGCCCCCGTTTCGTCAATAAATTGAATTTGTCCCGTAATCTCCCGGGAGTCAAACGCCCCAATTATACATTGCGCCGTAACGACGCCGGGAACTGTTAGTGCCGCTTTTTCGATATAACCAATAAGTAACGTTAGCGGCGGAAGGTGCCCCAAAACGTCATCAAAGTAGGGTATTCCCTTTGGCGTGTTGTACCAAAGCTCCCCAAGGAACAGGCGCACAGCACTAGCGACGTCTTGGGCC